ACATCAACAACTGGTAATGCATTCACCGAACCGCCAGATTGGATTGAGTGAATAATTCGTTCTGGTGTTTCTTTTACAAAGATAGTGCCATCTTCAAATTGAATAGCTGTGTCATTTTCATCTTTAGTGATGGTTTGGATTTGTTCTACATTGATGAAAATATCTGATTCATCCGTATTAGTCAGTTTGATAAATTTAGCCATGAGGTTCTCCTACATTTGTGCAGCTCGATTTAATCGGGCCATTGTTTGTTGGTGGATATAAATTTGAGTTTCAAATTCACGAAGTGCGGTCAATTTTGGAATTAATTTTTCGTCATTGATTAATGCATGATAGCCATCAATCAGACTTTGAATGCGTTTTTTACCGATTCCTTTGCAGTGTTGATATTTTTCTAATCCAACCAATCGCATATCGGCAAAATCATTACAGCCATTTTTACGAAGGATCGTCCAAGTTGCTTTATCTGTGTAAGTTGTTGGATCTATTTCTCGTAATACTGCCATTCCTTCTTCACGCAACGCTTTAATTTCGAATGGTGTTTTGAGCGTTGTTTCCACTTTCTTCCAGGTTAAAAGTTTCTTTATGTAATCGTCTGTAAACTCTTTTTTCTCTGGTGATGCAATAAGGAAAGGGGAGAGAACATGCTCTTCGTTTACATCGTTTAAAATGGCATTGATATTGTCATTGACGTAATCAGTCATTTCAGGTGCAGTGAATGCAAATTGATTAGCAAGAGATTGATATTCAAATTTTATATAACCTCTTCCAAGTTGATCACGGCAAATAACGCCAAAAACAAAAGACCAGGGACGGGATTTGTTATACATCAGTTCAAAATCTTGTTCAGTAGCCGTTGTTCTGTCTTGTGGAATATTATTTTTTATCCATTCTGTGCCGTCGTTTCCTAATCCAATAACGGAAAGCACAAGAGAGTTGCGACATATTCTGTCGCTCTGCCGTTTGATATTGGCATTTTTATCGTGCTTTTTACGCGGTTTTTTACTTGTCGCCATAGTTTAAAATCTCAGTTAAGTGTTTAAATTGGGCAAGATATGCTGATTCAGCTTGATGTGGTTGCCAAAAAACAATTGTGATATTTGCCGGAGAGATACCGTCCAATTGCGGCCACTCTACAGATGCTGGTGGAAGTAACTGTTCTTTTTCCGTTGCAAGCATAGATAAATCCATAGATTTAATTGCTGGCAATTTTTTATACTCAACATCAAAACGCTGGTGGATTGCTAAATTAAAGCGATCTTCAATATTGCGATAAGGCTCACTTAGCAAATGTTTGAGCGGAGTCGGAATATCTTTTAAGTAGGCTTCTGCCGCATCGTGCAGTAGGAAAAGAAATGCAAGCTCAGGTAATCCCATTTCTTCAAAAATATAGCTGCCAAGTACACAATGCTGAGCTACGCTATAAGGCTCAGCAGTTTGACCAATAAAACGGTTTTCAAAGCTGAGATTATGCGCAATATCACGAATATCAATTTCGTTAGGATCCGGCTTTATATAGTCAATGGTATGACCATAATAGGTATTAATGCGGTACATAGATTTTTCTCGTTTTCAGTTTAACTTCTTCCAGGTGCATTTTTTGGCACCATTCCGCACGGCTTATGCACCAATGTTTATTTATCTCTTTTCCGGTTAGCTTTGACGCTTTTTTCCAAAGCTCACAAGCGGATAAATAATTTTTCTTGCGTTCTTCCTTGGCGGCAAGTTCGCTGTTGGTTTTAAAAGGTAGTTTCATTTCTATTCCTTATTAATTTCAGCTTGTTTAATAGATACGTAAGCGCGTGCTTGTTTTTCACCTTCTTCGGTTAAATTCTTTTGATATTCTCCATGTTCAGCAATCCACTGCACTCTCGCTTTCTCTCGTTCGAGTGCGTAACTAGAGTTTTCTTTGGCATCTGCCGCTAACGCAGTAAGAATAGCCATTGCAGCAATGATAATTGAACAAACTGTTGCAACACCGTAGGCAGTATTTTTAATAAATTTTGAGAATTGATTTGGTTTCATGAGTAGCACCTCATATTGTTGGTGGAATTAGGTAAAAAAAATCCCGCAGTGCAAATAAGCTATAAATGGCAACTGCGGGGAATTGACTAAAGAAGAACATATTGTTATGTGCTGTTTCCAGCTAGAGCCGCTCTCACACCACTTGAACAAAGTGTAAAATTAGTGATGTTTCTACTTGAAAGCGGCTTTAGCTGGTTGCTCCAAAGAACCATTAACGTGCCTTTCTTTATGCTTGTAAGGCTCAAGCCCTTATTGTCACCACAACACATAAGGAATATAATTTTCACAACCACAACACAAAATAAGGAGATTATTATGAAAAAAGTTGTAGCTGATAAAATTGCGCTAGTTATGGCTAGAGATATTTTGAGAACCAGCTCTCATTATCAAAGAAATATTGATGCAACAACAGCAAGGGATATTGCCGAGTTTATCAATTCATTATCTGAAACATTTCAGAATAAGTTAGATGATGGAATTGACTCTTCTCAAATCATAAATGCTTATAAGAGTCAATCAGATAAATAGCTTTACATAATGATTCTGCAATCTTATCTGGTGGCATTCCTACATTTTTCGCAGCATTTTCCAATACAGCCTGTTTGATTAGTTTTTTATCTATATCAGATAGGCTTTTTTCTTTTTCTTCTTCCATATTTGAACCTCTTTTGTTGATTACTATTTCAAAGCACACTTGATATTGATGTCTTAACTTCAAATATGCTTTGAAATAAACCGATCCGCGGGCTTGTTACCATTTCCCCGACCGAACTCATATCCTCTTTGGGATTGCTTAGAGATATAAACAGCGCTGCCCTTGATTCGCCAACCGCCTCTTTTCGGTTAAACACGCGACACAGTTTTCTGCTTGGGGGTTACTCGACTTAAATCAGCCGATAATTTATATCCCGCATGAGACCAAATTGTCTAAAACTCGAAACAGGTTAATGATGAGTGCCTTTCTTTATACTTGTAAGGCTCAAGTCCTCTTGTATGCGACTACAACGAGGAATATAATGCTCTCTGCGACTACAATTTAATCAGAGGAACATCATGGAAGAGTACGCCAAGTTACTTAATACCATACTTAGCAAGGTAGTTTTTAATCACATGACTATGTTCTTCGTTTTCTTATTTATTGGCTTTACGTTCATTCCGCCAGAATTAACGTTGTATCTCAACGCTAAAACACCAGCATTCTTTCCTGATTGGTTCACTCTTGCCAATTTTGGTTCTTTGATATTTGCGTTGGTTTCTACGATGATTTGGATTCTTATTTCTAATGCGGCCAAATCAATTTTTTCAAAACTGCGTGAATCATTAAAAACTAATTCAGAGCAAGCTAGATTAATCAATCTACTTCATAATTTATCACCAGAAGAGCAATATATTCTTGCAATGTCCTGCCTTAATGAGCGAATTATTTTCCCAGATAACAGAACTCAGCTAGCCATTCAAAAACTCTTGTCAAAAGAACTTATTTCGTACGGCTGGACTAATGATAAATATGAGTTAAATCCACTTATTCGCAATGTTGTTCTTGCTAAGCTCGATAAGAGCATGAATTCCCATCATTAACCTGTTTCAAGTTTTTAAAGAACGTTTCAAAGTGTTTTGCTTTGTTGTGGTTAATTTAGCAAAAACTAAATATTTAGTAAATGGTTTATTTAGTAAAATTTAGTTAAAAACTTAGTGTAATTTAGTATTTATTTGATTTTTAAGTAAAAATATTTTGTTGGCAGGTGTTTGATTGCTTGTTTTTTAATCAGTGAATATTGTGATTTGAGATTCTGATCACGGAATAGGTTCTACTTTTTAAGTAGAATAACCGCACTTTATTTAGCTAGTGTCAGCAAATGTACGTGTTTGTTGTTGGTGGAATTATGAATAAATTCATTGTTATAGATATTGAAACTGCAAATCCTGATTTACTTTCAATTTGCCAGGTTGGGATAGTATTTTTTGAGAATGGGGAAGTTGTCACAAAATGGGAAACGTTGGTTAATCCTCAAGATTATTTTGATCCTATAAATGTTTCCATTCACGGTATCACAGCAAGAGATGTGAGAGATGCGCCTATTCTTAGCGATATTGTTCCAATTATTAAAGAATTCTTTAGTACTAATACTATTTGTTCCTATGGAGCTTTTGATAAAGCGGCAATGAAAAAGATATTTCCTAATCTGCCGAATCAATGGTTAGATATTATGCGTGTAGTGAGACGATGCTGGAGTGATAAATTTGCAGAAAAAGGCTATGGATTGGCAAAAGTCTCAAAACATTTAAAAATCAAACAAGAAAACCATCATAATGCACTAGATGATGCTATTGTTGCTGGTGAAATATTGAATAAAGCTTTGCTCGAAAGTGGAAAACCGCTAGATTACTGGTTGGATAGAGTGGAAAAACCTATTCACGTAGAGTATGACGAAAATGGGCATATTTTACCAAAAATAAAACGGCAAGGTGATCCAAATGGGCCTTTATATGGCGAAGTGGTGGTTTTTACAGGTGAGTTGTCTATACCGAGACAGGATGCAGCTAAAAAAGCCGCTTCTGTTGGTTGTGATGTGGTGGATGGTGTTTCTAAGAAAGTAACATTACTTATCAAAGGAATTCAAGACAAGAGCCGATTAGCTGGAAAGGAATTAAGTAATAAGGAAATAAAAGCGCAAGAGTTAATTTCTAAAGGCCATAATATAAGAATACTATCAGAAAATGACTTTCTGGAATTAGTCAATGAAACCTAATAAAAAACCGCCACACAGGCGGTTTGTTAGTTAAATTTCAATAGGTAAATAAGGCAAGCTATTGCTTGGCACTTCGGATATAGCAAGAAGGTTTTTTGCTAATGGCATCGCGTAAGGGTAAAGTGATGCCATAAACTCTTGTTCCCTATTTTTAGCTTCTGAGACTTTTGGATGATTTTTTTCAAAATGATAAGCAAATTCTCCTTTAAATTCATAATCCGGCGTCTCAATTTCAATATGGAGGATACAGTCGGCTCTGTCTTCTTTTGGGAATGTAACACCTAGAGAGAGTTTTCCTTCTTTTGCGCTACTTTCCTTATTAGTCTTTAGATTAAAAGAGTAAGACATAATAGCTTGATCAAGGATTTGCATTTTCATAATTATTTTCCTCTCCTGAAACGAACTGAGATTTTGACATTTTTTCTAATGTCCAATTAATTGCATTTTTTCTCATTTCTGGATTGCGTTCCCAGTTAAACTTAAATACTTTGTAAGCTTCTAGTTTTGCATGTTCAGTTGCATATTTTGTAATGACCAAATCAACCCCTTCTGCTACTAAAGCATTTAGTTTTATATCTTGTACGCTTGAGATAAATAGGAGTTGGCGATGCTTTTCTGGTTTTACCCGAATATTAAATGCACCGGAACAAGATCTTTGTGGTTCGACGCCGGATTCTTCACAATCGGCAAGATAATCATCAACAGCATCATGAAATGCAGTCTCTAATTCTGAAAAATTCTCAGCTTCGTAAGTTATCAAGCCATTAATATGTAATAGCTTGCCGTATAGTATCTTATCTTCCTTGGAAATTTCGATACTTCCTAGAAAGCCTTTATATTGCATTGTGTCCATATTAATTTCCTAATAGCGCATAGAGTTCATCAAGGGCGGTTTTTATCTGAATAATTACATACCGCTTTAATGTATTTTGCGGATGTGGCTTATGAATACTAATTGGGAAATCAAGCGAAGAATGCTCAAATTTCACACGAGATCCATTACCTTGTTTTTCATTAAATCCTAAATTAAGTAAAAGTGTTCTCAGCTCGTCCCACGTAAAATCAGTGGGTGGCGGCTCTTTGTAGAGCTTATCTTTAATTTTTGTAATTTTGCTCATTTGTCACTAACCTTTAGTTACAAAATATTACCATGAATATTAATATTGTAAACATATTAGTAATAATAATTACGAATTCTTTGTTACTACACAAATAAATCAACAACCATCCGATATTGTTTTTTATAAAAGAACAGAATACCAGAACACTTTACCAAGTACTGAAATATCTTGTAACTCTGCTATTTCGTCAGGGTGTTCATCACTGTTATAGCTGCGGATCTTCACTTGCTCATTAGGCATATTGTAGAGTAGTTTTATTCTCAGCAATCCACCGTGGTTTATTGCGTATATCTTCCCATCTCTAATTGTTTTATTGCCCAAATCAATCCCTACCGTTGTTCCATCCGGAATAACAGGTTCCATAGAGTTACCGTCAGCAATTACACACACAGCATTTTCAAACTGCACACCTTGTTTTCTTAATGTGGCTTTAGAAAAACGTAATTTAAAATTGTTATAGTCTGCGATGTCATCAGCAAACCCATTACCCGCAGAAAGGCGAACATCTTGATAAAAAGGCACTGCCACTTCATCACTATTTAATGGGGTGTTTCTATCCCACAAATCAAAGGCTCCAAGCTCTTTTATGTTTGAAGAGATATTTTCAGTTGTTTTACTTTGTGGCGTATCAAGATAGAAAGCTGGCATATTATTTTCCATTTCCAATCTTCTTGCTGCTTTTTCTCCAAATGAAGGGGTTTTGCCACTGATTAATTGGGAAACGTAGCTTCTGTCTTTTTCAGGAACGACTTTATCTGAAAACCACTTCTTCAAGTTATCTCTTCTTATTAGCGTGAGCGTGTTTTTATCTAAACTCATATAACTCTCCTATTTCCCAAATAATATTTAGTGATAGCTAAACTAGCAAACACTAAATATTGTTGCTTTTTATGTTTAGTTAATGCTAAACTATGTTTAGTTTTTAATATGGAGGTGAAATGGAACTTAAAGACTACTTGGAAAATCGCCCCCGTGGATTTAAAGCTGAATTTGCGAGAAAGCTCGGGATCTCAACATCTTTTTTAAGACAAATTGAAACTGGTGAATCTAAAACTCCTATTTACTTAGCTAAAAAGATAGAGACCGAAACAAACAAGACCGTAAGAAAAGCTGAATTACGTCCCGATGTATGGAGCTAATTTAACAATAACAATAGAAAAGAAAACCATAAAAATAAGGCAAAAATTATGGCAATGAAACAAACCATTATAGAGATGATTGAACAGATACCTGGTGGAAAAAGTGCGGTAGCTGGATTCTTGGGATTTACTGAAAGTGAATTAAATAATCGTCTTTATCAAACAAAGGGCCAACGGTTCAAAAACGAAGAGTTGATCGCTATTCAGCTTGAATATGGTTGCACACAATTTATTGAAGAATTATGCCGTGCCGCTGGTGGACGTTTTGTACCAGATACCTGTGCAGATGATTTAGATGCAGTAGAAATGGCAAATATTCAATTACATGAGTTATCAGCTCGTGGATTGTTATTTGAAGCATTAGAAAGCGCGCTTGCTGATGGTGAGATTACCAGTTGTGAAGAAGATTTGATTCGCAAGTTATTAAATAAACATTTATCTGCAACACAACATTCTATTGAGTGTGTGATTTCACTTAATAAACGGCAATAAAAAACCACGGCTGCCACCGTGGTTAATTACACTCACAAGGAGTTCACAAGATGAATGAATTATTACCGATTAATGATAAAAATGCAAGTGCATTAACAATGAGCAGTCGAGAAATAACAAAACTTGTTAATTCTAGACATAGTGACGTGTGTAAAAGCATTGAAACACTTATTTCAAAAGGTGTGATTGGGGGGTGTCAGCCGAAACCGTACACCCACCCACAGAATGGTCAAATCTACTATGAGTATTTTTTGAATAAGCGCGACACTTATATTTTAGTTGCTCAGTTTTCACCGGAATTCACAGCGGCAGTTATTGACCGTTGGCAAGAGTTAGAAAACCAACAAAATCCGACCGCACTTTTACCGCAAAATTATCTTCAAGCCTTAGAGCAGTTGGTGGCATCAGAGAAAGAGAAACAAGCTTTAGCGTTAGAGAACAAGGCGATGAAACCTAAAGCGGACTTTGTAGATCTTTACGTTGATATTGGCACAACAAAATCATTACGCGAAACGGCAAAAATCTTAAATATGCCAGAGAAAGCGATGATAGCAGCACTAGAGCGAGATAAAGCGTTATATCGTCAATCAGGCAATCTTATTCCATATTCAGACAAGCAAAGCCGTGGATTATTTACAGTTAAAACTGGCACAGCAGAGCACGGTCACAACTTTACACAAACTCGCGATCCATCGAAAGGTATTCAATGGATCGCACAACGTTACGCATCGGAGTTAATGCTATGAGCAAATTTATCCCTAATTCTTTTCAGATCCCTAATGCTTTTGTAGATGAAGTGATGTTTGCCCTTTCTGGTAACGCTGTAAAAGCTTATTTGTTGGTGGCTCGTAAAACGACTGGTTGGCAGAAAGAGAGTGATTTTATTTCTATTGAGCAATTCAAACAATTCACTGGCATTAACCGAGATAAGACTATTTATGAAATTCTTAAAGAGCTTGAAGAAGTTGGTTTGATTCGTACTGTTAAAACAGCTGGAAGAACGACTGAATTCTATTTGGTGAAAGACCTTCCTAACGTTGAAAATAAACCAGTGGCGAAAAGTGCCACCAGTGGCGAAAAACGCCACCAGTTACAAAAAGTGCCACCAGTGGCGAAAAGTGCCACGACACCAGTGGCGGAAAACGCCACCGCTACCAGTGGCGAAAAACGCCACCCTACAAAAACAAATAATAAAACAAATATAAATAACCCCCCTATAGTCCCCCCAGCTGAGCAAGTTGTGTTGGATTATTTGAACATGGCATTGGCGAATCTCGCTGAAGAACAAGGTGAACGTAAACCAACAGGCTACAAGCTCACTGACAAAACAAAACAAGCGATTGGCGCTCGATTAGCTGAATTTGATTTAGGTGTGTGCAAACGTGTGGTGGATTATCTCGTGTCGAAATGGGGCCGTGATCCGAAAATGGTTGAGTATCTCCGACCAAGTACGATTTTTCGTCCAACAAACTTCGGTGAGTATGTTGTCGGCTCAGAACGTTGGGATAACAAGGGCAGACCAGAAATGCGAGACGGTGCATGGGTGATGGCTGATGGCACGATGTTAAAACCAAAAGGCAGTGCACCAAACCCGGCAAGCAAAAGCACCGATTGGGCAAAGGGCAGAAAAATTCAAATTCGTAATCCGCAAGTAGCTGAAAAACTACGCAAAATGGGGATGTTGAAATGAACGTGGCAATCAGACAAGAAAATTGCGTTTCAGGGGTTGATTTAAATACTCATGTTTCAGAATTAGTGAATCAGTTATTCAATCGCTTGTGTGCTTACTGCAACCGTTGGCGCTATAACTACCCAACAGACGAAGCATTGGAAGAAGCGAAGTTTATTTGGATTGAAGAGTTAGTGAACCATGATGTTTTATCCGTGGATATGTTAGAGCGTGGATTAGCAAGAGTTCGTGCAGCAAGAAATGATTATTTCCCGAACCTGTTTGATTTCATCGAATGGTGCAAAATTCCAATGGATTTACCGTCAGAAGAAGAATTAGCACAGCGTTTAGCAAGTTTCCAACGTTACGGTATGGCTGATGTGGATAAATTTAAATTCAATTCTACCGTGGAATATTGGCTTATCACTGATTTGTATTGTCGTTGTCGTAGATACACTTGGTCAGTAGAGCAGTTACGAAAAGAAATTAAACAGGCCTTACGTAATATGGCAGACCGCTTAAAAAATGGTGAAGTGTTACCGGAGCCAACAAAACAATTACCAGCACAAGCAACATCTATGCCAGTCTCAAAAACACGTCAAGCAGAGATTATTGCAAGCATTAAAGGATCGTTGCGGGGGCATTAATGCAAGTATTGTTGTTGACACCATATAAACAATCAGACCTTGGTTTAATGATGTTTAGAATTCCGCGCAATGCTGCACAAGTAATGACGAAGAGAATGGTGTTAATGCCAGAGCCTACTGAATTACAACATAAGGAATCGGGTGTAGTTAATTGGCAAGGAGCTATTAGTGAAGAATTTCCACCGTTGGTGGTGGATTTCTTAAAAAATAAGGAAGTGCGGTCAAAATTACTTACAAAAAAAGCGTTGATGAATTTTGTGGCCAGTATTAAGCATTGTCAGTTGAGTGATGGTGAATACTGTCATAAAGAATTAACAATTACTCCGCACTTAGACGGTTTTATTAGAACTTGTTGGCACCATGATACGGAAATGCGTAAGGGAAACTATGATGCGGAAAAAGCAATGTTGGTGGTGGAACAAAATATAGAGCAAGCAATCATTGCAAAAATCCAAGTGGATTTAAAACATGCTCGCCCTTTAACAGAATCAGATTTAGTGCTGTATTGTTTTAAGAATGGACTTCAACGTTTATTGAGTGATGCGTTATTAAGAAAGGTTTTTAGTGTTAAAAATTACGAACGAGACAATAAAGAAAGTTCTACTCGTTTCGAAGATCCTCTTATTTATCACATGGACCGTTTAGATAAAGCCATTTTAAATTTAAAAGCAGATGATGATCCTCCACTTCAATATATGGCAAGACCAAAGCCACAATATATCCGTTCTGAAAAATGGTTACGTTGGGTAAAAACTCAGCCTTGTGTGTGTTGTGGTAAACAAGCAGATGATCCACATCATTTAATTGGCCATGGTAATGGTGTGATGGGAAGTAAAGCAGATGATTTGGATTGTATTCCGCTTTGCCGAATTCATCACAATGAATTACATCAAAACGTAAAAGCATTTGAAGAAAAGTATGGTTCACAAATAGAGCTTTGGCATAAGTTCTTTTTATACTCCATCAAGATTGGTGCATTAGTGATTGATTAATAGTTTAACAATCAAAAGTGCGGTCTTTTTAAAAGTGAGATTTCTATGACAACGATAACACTTGAACTACCATTCCCACCTTCTGTTAATACCTATTGGCGCAGAGTAAATGGTAAAACATTAATTAGTGCAAAAGGACGTGCTTATGCAAGTCAGGTAGCGTGGATGACAAGATGCTCAGCGAGATTTCCAGCTGGTATTCGTGCCGCAGTGGTGGTGGAAGCTTTTATGCCGGATAGAAGAATGCGTGATTTGGATAATCTTTTCAAATCATTATTAGATGCGTTAGTGAAAGCTGGCGTGTTGGTGGACGATAGTGTTATTGATGATTTGAGAATCGTACGTAAATGTGTAGTCAAGGGTGGAAAGGTTTTAGTATCGATTAAGGAAATAGTATGTTAGATATTGATGTAATTGTTGTTGAGTTTGGTTATTGGGCAACACCAAGACATGAAACAGAATTTCCACGTGTTGCCGCTGGATTTGCAGAAATGAAATGTGAAGCACGTTACGCTCATAAATATCGCATTAATTCTATCTCTGATGACCTTGGTTTAAAAATTGATGGCTACCTTGGTATTATACGCAAGCTAACACCTGAGCTTTATGATGTGTTTGTGTTGACCTACATTAAGCGCTGGGAAAAGCAAGAAATATTGACTTATCTACGTATTTCAAAAGCGGAATATTTCAACCGACTAAAAACCGTAAAAACATCTCTATTGTTAATGATTGTGAGTGGTGGAAGTGAGTGTATTTGGGTTGTTTAAAATATTTAAATTATTTTTAATAAAACCGCTTGACAGTCTAGACTAAATGTGTATCATATAAGCTATAGTGCGTTTTTTGCACGTTACAAACGCAGAATTGATTTTTAAACCCCTGATGGTTCTCCATCGGGGGTTTTTTATTGCCCCGCAATTGCGAGGTGGAGTATGAGAATGTTTAAAGACGCAGGGAATCAAACATATTTTTGGTCAGGCTTTTCCGGTGTTCTTGCTTGGCTCAGTGATCAAAACAATTTAATGATATTAAGTTTGGTGATTGGTATTGTTACCGCACTAGTTAATGCTTATTCAAAATGCTATGAAGGCAGGGCGGCAAGACGAGCAGAAGAGCGCGAAGAAGAATTGCATGCCTTAAAGGTTCAGGCTTTAAAAAGAGGGCTTAGAGATGAAGTTAGCAAAGACTAGAGCTGGATTAGGGCTTGCAGGAAGTATATGCGGAGTATCTGCCATCATCCTAACAATGTACAGTGCTTATGGTGATGAGCTCATTCTTAGTCCTGCTGGGGCTGAAATTATTGGTAATGCTGAAGGGTGCAGACGTGATCCTTATAAATGTCCTGCTGATGTATTAACTGTTGGTATTGGATCAACTGAATACAGTGGCTTACCAATAGATCCTAAACATCGTTATACAGATTTAGAAATTGCGGAACGTTGGAAGAATGACATTCAAGTGGCTGAGAAATGTGTATTGGCTTATGGAAATGGGCGAGCTTTGCCACAGTCTGTATTTGATTCTGCAGTATCTATTACTTTTAACGTTGGTTGTGGTGCAGTTCGAAAATCAACCTTATTTAAATACCTTAATTCAGGCAAGTATGAGTTAGCTTGTAATGAATATACAAGGTGGAATAAAGCTGGTGGAAAAGTTTTACCTGGCTTAGTTTCACGTAGAGAAAAAGAAAAGGCATTATGTTTATCTGATTTACATAAGTAAAGGTTAGCCGGTGCGGTTATGGGAGCTATTAAATCAGATGGCGAAAGCGTAAACAAAAGAGCCTAAACCGCACCGCTATTTATTATGGGGTTTAACATGATTGGTATCGGGCAATATATCAGTAACGGATTCACAAAGGTTTTATTGGTGTGCTCCGTTGTTTCTGCGTTTGTAATTCTTGCATTGTGTGGTTGGATTCATCATCAGTCAGCAACTATTGATGGTTTGAATGTAAAGATTAAAACACACCAAGAAACAATTGCTGCACAAAGTCAAACGATCACTCGATTAGAAGAAGATGCTGAGCGAAATAGACAGCTCACATTTGAGCTAAGTCAGGTAGAGTCAGATGCAAGGAGTAAATCAGATGCAGTTATCAAATCTATACCGAAACAAGTTAAAGCTAGCAGTGCTTTTAATACTAGTGCTCCTAGCAATGTTATTGAGTTCTTGCGCCAGTAAACCAGTTGTAGTGAGTTGTTCTCAATTACCTGCAGCGTTGACCGCTCATTTAGATAAGACGGTATTTGCTGGTGATACTTATGGTGATGTGACAAAGTACGCGGTGATCCTAAAACGTGAACGTGATATGTGCTTAAACCGTATTGATAAAATTCGGGAGTGGCAAACAGAGAAGTTAAGTAAATAAAAGGTGAGTGACAATACTCGCCTTTTTTATTTTGGTGGGAACTATGCCAGCAAGAATACCTAAAGCATGTAGAAAGCAAGGATGTAAGAATACAACAATCAACAGCAATGGTTATTGTGATGAACATCAAGGTTGTGGTTGGCAAAGACATCAGAAAGGAAAGACATCGTCTCAGCGTGGTTATGGAGCTCAATGGCGAAAAATAAGATCTATCGTGTTAGTTCGCGATAACTATTTGTGCCAAGAATGTTTAAAGCAAGGTCGGTTTGTAACAGCTACAACTGTTGACCATATAACTCCTAAGGCTCACGGTGGTAGTGATGACTTAACTAATCTACAAAGTTTATGTAATCCATGCCATAAATTCAAAACAGCGCGAGAACGCTTGAAATAGTGTTTAAAGTGCGGTTGTTTTTGTAAGGGGAGGGGGTGGTAAAATCTCTATAGGTTTTGCCTATCGAAACCGCCCACCTAACTCTATTTTCACAACCGCGAAATTAAAAATTTAGGGTAAACGCCAAATGACAGGAATAGCAACAACGCCGGGGCGAGGAAGAAAGCCCACTCCGACGAAAGTGAAAGAGCGTCGCGGCAACCCCGGTAAAAGAAAATTAAATAAAGACGAGCCTGAGTTCAGTCCATTTAACGAAAACACCCCACCGCCATCTCAGCTTAATACTGACGGTAAAAAGATGTGGGCCTTTATTCTAAAAGAATTACTATCCCAAGGAGTTCTACTACAAACCGATCTTGAAGTAGTGACAAACTATTGCATTGCATATCAGAATCGTAATCGTGCTTGTAAAGATGTTGAAAAATACGGCACGTTTGTTGAGAACGGGAATGGTGGATTATCGAAAAATCCTGCTTTTACTGTTTTGAATGAAGCATTGAAACAGATGACTACATTCGGAGCGTTGCTCGGACTTGACCCAAGCAGTCGACAACGATTGATTGGTAAGGTAGATGAGCAAAATCACAATCCATTCGCGGAGTTAATGCAATGACAGATAATGTAAAAAAGGCAATTAAGTATGCCAAAGATGTTATTGCTGGCAAAATTCCCGCTTGCCGATTTATTGTAAAAACCTGTCAGCAGTTCATTGATGATTTAGAAAATCAAAGTGCGGTTAAATTTCCTTATTATTTTGATGAGGTGAAGGCTGAAAAAGCGTGTGAATTTATTCAATACCTACCACACACAAAAGGCGAGTGGGCGTCGAAACGCCAAAATATCACGCTTGAACCGTGGCAACTCTTCATTATGGCAAATACTTTCGGGTGGTTGCGTAAAAGCGACAATCTGCGTCGTTACCGTGAAGTTTATGTTGAAGTACCCCGCAAAAACGGTAAATCAGCTATTTCTGCAGGTGTCGGCTTGTATATGTTCTGCATGGATAATGAGTTTGGCGCTGAAGTTTATTCAGGCGCGACCACAGAAAAACAAGCATGGGAAGTTTTCCGTCCTGCTCGATTGATGTGTAAGAAAACCGATCTTCTTTGCTCGACTTTTGGTATTGAAGTTAATGCCTCTAACTTAAACCGTCCTGCTGATGGTTCTCGTTTTGAACCGCTTATCGGTTCACCTGGTGATGGTGCATCACCTAGTTGTGCGATAGTGGACGAATACCATGAGCATAAGAATGATGAGCTATATACCACAATGTTGACTGGTATGGGGGCGCGTAAACAACCGCTTATGTTTATCATTACGACTGCAGGTTATAACATCGAAGGTCCTTGTTACGACAAACGCAGAGAAGTAATTGAAAAATTATCCGGTGCAATTCCTAATGATGAGCTATTTGGGATCATCTATACAATTGATGAAGATGATGATTGGACAGATGAAAGCGTATTACGTAAAGCAAATCCAAACTTTGATGTGTCAGTGTATGGCGATTACCTAATTAGTCAGCAAAACAAGGCAATTAACAATGCACGCCTGACCAATACTTTCAAAACTAAACACTTGAATGTATGGGTGTCAGCTAAAGAAAGCTATTTCAACATGGTGAGTTGGGAAAACTGCAAGGATGAAACATTATCACTTGAAGATTTTCAAGATGATGATGTTGTGCTTGGCCTTGATATGGCGCGTAAGCTTGATATGAACTCGCTTGTTAAAGTGTTTGCGCGGGTTATTGATGGTAAGCGGCATTATTATTGTATTGCTCCAGAATTTTTCGTTCCGGAAGATACTATCTATAACACTGATACCGCTTTAAAACGAGTAGTGGACAAATATCAAAAATGGGTAAACAGTGGGCATTTAACTGCAACAGATGGTGCGGAAGTTGATTATCGAGAAATCGAAGAAGTCATTAAAGATACCAATCAAGAGCATAGAGTTTCCTGTGTTGCAATTGACCCGCATGGAGCGATAGCAATCAGCCATAACTTAGCTGATGAAGGACTGAACCCTATAACCATTACACAAAACTACACCAACTTATCCGACCCAATGAAAGAATTGGAAGCGGCAATTGAATCAGGCCGTTTCCATCATGACGGGAACCCAATTATGACGTGGTGTATTGGTAACGTGGTTGGCAAGACGGTTCCAGGGAATGATGATGTAGTGCGTCCAATTAAAGAAATTCCTGAAAACAAAATAGATGGAGCGGTGGCTCTAATGATGGCAATAGGTCGCATTATGTTGAGCACTGATGATGAAAACTTTTTCCCGAATGAGGTATTAGAACTATGAGAACTGTCATTTTAGATCTTTTAGGTCTAACAGGCTTTGGCTTGATGTCTTATGGAGTGTATCTCAAATATGGGGCAGATATTGCATTAATTGGTAGTGGGGCATTATTACTGCTTTTAACTATTTTGGCATCGAGAGGTAAACAATGATTTTTGATAAATTATTTAGCACTCGTTCACTGGAGAATCCAGCGGTGCCATTAAGTGCTGAATCAGCTTACGAAGAAATATTCGGAATGCAACCGACTAAATCGGTTAGTCCTGATTTGGCAATGAAGTTATCTGCTGTTTATGCTTGCGTTTATGTGTTATCGAGTTCTGTCGCACAATTACCACTGCACGTTAAGTGTAAGAGCGGTGATAAAGTAGAAACAGTAAAAGATCATCCAGCATATTACCTTCTACATGATAGCCCTAACGATTGGCAGACATCTTATAAATTGCGCGAATATGCACAAAGTTCTGTTTTATTGTACGGAAATGCTTATATCCATATTGTTCGTGATAAAAACGGTGGAGTTGTCTCGCTTGAATCATTAGAGCCGTGGAAAGTGCAATTGCTTAAAAACGGAAGTCGCTATGTTTACGCTTACTACGGTGACGATAAGACAATGAGCCTGTCTCCGGATGATGTTTTACACATCAAGTCACTCGGGCCATCAATAAAAACAGGTAAATCAGTCATTCAAACTCATGCTGAGACGATTGGCTTAGGGTTGGACGCTCGAAAATTTGCGAGCGGGTTCTTCGGTGGAAATGCTCGTCCTGCAGGTATTCTTTCGGTTAAGACGCCACTGAATAGCAACGCGTGGGAAAATTTTAAAAAAATGTGGCAAACCGCACAAGAAAAACTGAGA